AGAAAAATATAAAAAATATATAAGAAGAGAAAAACAATGAAATCACACAACACGAGAAAACAAAATACACGTCGTAAAATAAACGGCGGAAAACAAACAAAAAAAAATAGTACCATGACGTTATCCAAATCCAGTAAATCGGGTAAACAATCCTATAAAAAGGTAAACTGTAGTCCGAATCCAAATAAAAGTAGTTTTTCATGTTATACGAATGGTGCGTTGTTTAAAATGAAAAAATATTGGAATGCTAGACATGAACGTGATATGATATCTACAAACGACCCAAAAGAAATTTGGATTGAATTACGTAAAAAAATGTCGGGTGTATGTGATAGAGAATCGTGTTGGTTAAGAAGTAAATTTATGGAAGGCAAAGTAGACAACGAGCTACTGAATTATACATTTGCGCCAAAATCACCGGATGACTGGAAAAAAAAACCGAATGAATGGTTAAGTAGCACAGATATAACTTCCGTGATGAAGCAATATGAAAAATACTACAAATGTTTCGAGTTTTTAGGACCATCACCAATTGATTATGATTATCACAAATTATACGGAGAGTGTGTATGGGAAGAGTTATGTAATTTAAATATCAGCGACTTTATTAAACGAAACAAGAATAAAATTGGTATTATTTTAAATACCGACCCACATTATAAAGACGGAGAACATTGGATATCTTTGTTTGTAAACATAAAAAAGAATTTTATTGTTTATTTTGATAGTAATGGGGACGAACCACCAAAACAAGTCGTTAAATTAATAGACAAGGTAAAAAATCAGGGAAAGCAATTAGGAATAGACTTCAACGTACACATGAATACATATGTACATCAAAAAACAGATTCAGAATGTGGCATGTATTGTTTATATTTTACGATTCAAATGTTAAAAGATAAAGATATTACCTATTTTTTAGAAAATGAAATTCCTGACAAGGAAGTCTTTGAGTTACGAAATGAATATTTCAACGCTGATTGACATTATAGTTTGTTCATTTTTTAGAACGTCTCGATTGTTTCGTTCGTTTCATTCGGTTCACGTTTTTTGTCCGTTTCATTTTTTTAGTATGTTTTATATGTTTTGATCGTTTTGATCGTTTTGTCCGTTTCGTCCGTTTGGTTCGTCTCATATGTTTCGTCTGTTTCATTTTTCTCTTCCCATTATTTTTTTTGCCACCACTGGTTATATTATTATCCAATATGATAATCCCTTCTTGTATTGTATTTTCATATTTATCAACTATTTCATTCATGTCCATATTAGACGGGTTAAATATGTTTTCAAATTCGTTGTTTGTTAGTGGTTCTTTATTAGCGACAAAATTTATTTTCAAATTATTCGGTTTTAATATGTTTGTTGTGCTTGTTGCGTTTTTTGTATTATTTTTCATTGCCATGATACCATCATTCATTAGAGCTGATGTATTGTCAATGTTCATGTTCATATTCATATTTACACTGGACGTTGTATCCATCAACTCACGACCACCTTTCAATATACTACCTCTATATTTTGAACTATTTATAGCGCGAATGCGTTCCATAACAATGGGATAATTTTCGTTTATTTTTGTTATCATTTCTTCTTGAAAACTATCGATAGCTTCTTTAAGCATAGTGTAACCAGAATTCAACTCTGTTTCTGATTGTAAAAAAGTAACCAACCATTTATAACTATCCCAACTATAAGCATTTTGATTGGTTAAAGGCTGTTTCTCTTGTGTAATTACATGTAACTTCACGGATGGTTCGTCGACTGTAGGTACATTTACATATTTATTTTTGAAAGCAAGACCATAGTCGATTATTAAACAACGACCTAAATATATATCCTCTAGTTTGTTATATCTATATTGTGTATTGATCAATATATTTTTCATATGATAATCTCCGTGCATATATCCGATATCGTACAACCGCAATAATTCATATACAGCCAAATATTGATACATTATTCGCTGGGCCGAATTGGTTGTTTTTTTCATTACATTCCATAATGTATCATAATTCTCGGCAAACGACATGGCAATAACACCTAGTTTGAGCGTACGGTTGGCTTCATATAACGATTTCATACTATGTAAGAAAACCTTGTTTTCGTCATTGGGCATGTTATTTATCATAACGGATAACAAGTTTTGAGCTCTACTTTTTTCGCTGGTATTATTGACTATATTTGAATAAACAATTGGAGGACAAACCGCTTCTAAATTATTATTCGTTTTTTTATACACTTCTGTTTGAACGCGAATTTCATTTAAAAAATCATCACTTGTAGTAACATCCATTTCTAATAGTTCATCGATTAGAGCTGGTAATTCAGTATTCTCCTTATCATCGAATATGGGGACCAATTTTACAAATAATCGCCCACATGTAAGAGTTTGTTCTGTGTTATTTAATGATATTACGTTATATCCAGATTTCGCTAAATCGTTTATTTTTACACTATATCCAATGCCATATGCTCCTCTATTGAAATAGGTAACCGTGGAGATTTTAGTATAATCCATGAATTTTTTTGTATCTGTATTTTTATCATTTTCATCCACAAAAATAGACATATAATATATAATATATAAATATAATTTATTCAGTTTATACAATATCAATAAACTTATGATAAAGAGCAATTCATATATGATAAAGAGCAATACGTTTGTAACTAACGAGAACAAAGGAATGTTATGGGGTTTATTACAAGAAAGTAATATATTTGATGGTATTGAAAACGAAAAATATAAAAACATTCAAAATATGTTTGAAGATACGATTGATGCTATAAATAAAAGCAATACAACATTGTCTTTACTGGAAAAAAACAAAATGACGATGGAGACGTTATTAAAGAAGATAACTGATGAAAAGAGTAAACCAAAGAAAAATATTCAGATGATTTACAAAGCAGAAGATTTACAAGACAAAAGACAACAAGAATTTAATATAAAATTAAAAGAACACGAGGAGAGTATGAATTCACTGATAAACCCATCAAAACCAAAAGAAGTAAGTTTTAGTGATGAAAAAAACAATGAAGACAAACCAATTGGAGATGAAATGGACCGATTAATAGCAGAACGTTTAGCTAGTCGTGAACGCGAATTGGAAATACCTTCTATAACAAAAGAGGCTGAGGAATGGTTAAGTAATAATAGCGGTCATACTATGGAGGTGTTAATTGGAAAAAAAGTATCTTTCAATAAAAATATAGAAAGTGATACAAATAATATAAATCCAACAAATAATAATATAAATCCAACAAATAATAATATAAATCCAACAAATAATAATATAAATCCAACAAATAATAATATAAATCCAACAAATAATAATATAAATCCAACCCAAAATACTATTTTTAACAAGTTAAAAAGAAAAAGTAATGAACTACAAACAACTACATTGGATGATAGTAACAATATTAGTAGTATGAATATAGAATACGAAATAAAAATAATAAAAGACAACCAAGAAAAAATATTATCAATGTGTTCTGACATATTATCTATAATACATGAAAAATAAATACTAAAAATATCATGTAAAAATATCATGTAAAAATAATATATTATCTGATTACATAGACAATACACGAATGAGTCGAAAAAATAGCAGAAGTGATAGTATAGAAATATTCATAAACAGACGAAGAACAAGTAGTAGCACCAGTACCAGTAGTGGTGCTGGTGAATGTAAAAGAAATGATAGTATAGACTCATGTAGTATAAGCATCGGAAGTATGGATTACATAACACTAGACGAACCTGATAAAACCGGTATACTATCAAATAAAACTTCAAAACAAATTCTAATTCATAAAGATACGAAACGGAGAACAAGAGATGTCTATTATGAAGTAGATCTTCAACCATCGCCTAATCCACTGTACTTATCACATCTTACGCATATACCATGGAAAGATACATTTTCCAATACAAAGAAATAATTATCATTATGTTAGACCGACCATAAATGAGTATTTGTTCGTACCAGAATAACATAATAAAATTTCGTATTATGTTATTGAATAAAAAAAATTGAATCTAAACAGTCAGTAAATACTACACTAAAATATCGAGAATTCGGTGAACTAAACTATTATAATGTCTGATTGCGTAACATTCTTAATCGTTTTTGGGACATGTATGATGTTGTCGCTGTATTTCGCAATATTTGGGAAATCCTCGAGTGTAAGACCTAGATAACCCAAATATCTCCCAAGAATACAATGTAACAATAAACCGACAACATTATGCTTTTCATTTATTTTAGAAACAAACAAAGATATAATAGACTCTACACCTTTACAAATTTAAATTTACCATCGGGTTTCTTTAATAATTTTCCAATAAGCAATGGTTCGCCGCCAAATTCGACAGCGTCCTTATAACTCTGTAGGTCATATATGTCATTTGTTTGTGGATTTCTAGCATACTTATTTTTAATTCCGTCAATAGGAATAGTGATTTCTTCCGCTGTCCAGGTAATAATCTTTTTATTCATTTGTGTTACCGTATCTACTTCTTCGTTCGAAATGGACGGTTTATAAGAAAACGAAGAAGGCGATGCTTTTCCAAAACTAAAACACTTCACGGCATCCTTTGTCCCAGGTTTATTATAGATGGCGCAATCCATAGAAGACTCTTTGACGGCTGTTAATAATTGTTGACTAATACGCTCTTTAATAGTGGATATTTCGTATAATGTTTCATCACTTGTTACTGGAATGGCATCATCAAATTTACTAACATCATTTAACTTCAGTTCAATTGCCCCGTCACCTGACAACTGTTCCTTTGTAAAGGTCATTAAATACAAGAATACATTCACCGTTCTAAGTTGAGGAGGTAATTCCTGATGACTACATATTCGCCTAGCTCGCCCAATAACTTGTTCGATGCGCACTGGATGCCAGTATGGTTCAATTATATGAACATAACGTGTATTCTTTAAAGAAATACCTTCCGCACCGGAAGCAGTAATCATTAAAACCTTTATGATTTCACCATATAAATTGTTAGTTGAAATGAGTGATAATTCGCTTGTAATCGTGTCGGGAACAGAGGACCAGTTACTATTGTATATATTACGAATAATTTCCTTTTCTTCAACCGTTTCAGTACCAGTATATAACGCATACGTAGGTAACCCGCGTTTGTCTTCTGGTATATTAAGACGCCATATATCCGCATTATCCTTTTTAATTTTAAACTGCGTAAACCCGTTCGCATCTAATATTAATTTCAATACCCCAATACCTTCTATCGTTCTAAATTGGGTGTAAATTAAATGTAGTCCCCTAAAATCCGCATCCTTTAAATTGTCCAACACGTGTAGAAATTTAGGGCTATATACTTCTAATCCTTTTGGTGTTAAGTATTTATCCGCATTTTCTCTCAAATAATTCATTTCAGTTTGAATTCTGGCAGCATAGGAGGCGTCTGTCTGATTTTTTATCTCGCTTTCCAATAAATCAATATCATCCGCACCATACAAACCATCTGGATTGTCTAAACGATCACGTACAGTAATAGCGTCCAAAATATCTTCATCTGCGTTTCCTTTTAATGCTGCTTCTACATCCTCGCCTTCCTTTGGCATAGGTCTGCGATTCTCGGGGAAAACAAAATTACAAAATGCTCGCGAAAAGATACGATAAGAGGAAACAGTATCTTGATATACGTCGGTTGCTACTTGTTTCAACTTTTTCTTGGCGGCTGCTTTCGCTACTTTTCTTTCTTGAATTCTGGCTTGTTCATAGACACCAAACTGATAATCACTCATAGGAATTTTTACAACCTTAAAATCTGTGTCTTTATTAAACTCTGGCATAAGTTGTTCCTGCGCACTTCTAAAATAAGAAGTAAGCCCTAAAACACGACGCTTAAACAGATTTTCATTTTTAATATTACCGGTAGCCGGGTCTATAAAACGATTTTGAAAGGATTCCAAACTGTCTTCCAATGCCTTGTATGTATCTACCTGAATATTGTTTGAAATGACATCTATTTCATTTTTGTTTAATATAGAAGTAATTATCTTAACAAAATCAACATCACTAACGTCTCCTCTATTTTTAATATTAAAGGTGGACACGCCTTTATAGACACCGTCTTTATTGATATCAATGAAACCGAATGGGTTACGTGTAACCGTAAGTAATTTTAGGGACGGTTTATAATCCAAATAATCTAAAATATTGACGTCTTCAAATATTTTCAAGAGTTCGTCCTTGTTTATTTTGCGTGTGCTTTTTATATTTAATGGGAACGTCCAGGTTTTAATATAACCTCTTAAAATATTGAATAAAATCGCAATTTCGTTGGGATAATTAATCATTGGAGTGCCGGTTAATAAGACAATTTTACAGTTTTGAGCAGACAGCAAATATTCATACAAGCGTATAGAAATGGATTCAGGGCGTTTCATTTTATTTACTATACGACTTACCAGATTATGTGCTTCATCAACTATAACAACCTTGTTATCAAACGGGTTTAGCGTGTAGCCTTGTGTTAGATCCTTTAAATGACTATTTCGTAATCCATTATAATTGATAAATTTATATCGGTACGTAATCATTTCATTAATTTGTAAATCAAGACTATTTTTTTGATCGGTAGACAATTCATTAAAATTTGACTCCTTTTTAACATTGACTAACCAGGCGCCCCCATTTTTTTTAATAAAGTCGGGAGTTATATTTAATATTTTAGATAGGACAGTAATAATATCCTCGGTGTCGTTGTCTTTGTCTTTATTTTTATCTTTGTTTGCCGTCTGCGCATTTACGTCGCTTCTACTTTTACCACTTGAAATGACGGGAACAAATTCCCAAAACTGATTCTTCTTGTACATG